ACTGTTTCTGGTTTAACCACTTATGCAAACACGCAAACCCTTCTAATCGGCGATAACATCTTTGTTCTAAATGCCGATCTTCCAGCATCAGCTTCTCCTTCAGAAGATGCTGGTTTCCAGGTAGACAGAGGTAATCAATCAAACGTTGGTATTCTCTGGATAGAAGGAAGCAAGCAGTGGGTTATGCAGGTAAATACAGGTATCTATCAGGTACTTGTTTCTAACTCTGCAATTGAATCAACAAACGCAATAGCAATCGGCGCTTTTGCTTCTGCAAATGCTGGACAAGCTTCTGCCAACGCAGGTCAGGCCACAGCTAATGCAGCTTTTGCAAGAGCAAATCTTGCACATGCACATGCGAACGCTGCATTCGTAACAGCTAACGCTGCTAATGCCACAGCAATCGCTGGTATTTCTACTGCTAATGCAGCCTACGCTTTTGCTAACTCAGCACATGCGATTGCTAATCTTGCATTCACACATGCCAATGGCGCATATGCACTAGCCAATTCTGCAACAGCACAGGCTGCCAATGCCGACTTCTTGACCACAGGCACTGTTGCATCTGCTAGAATTTCTGGATCATATACAGGCATCACTGGTGTAGGAACAATCACTGCCGGCACATGGAACGGATCAACTGTTGCTGTTGGTTATGGTGGTACAGGTCAAACAACTTTCACTCTAAACGGTGTGCTATATGGTAATGCCGGCGGCGCCCTACAGGTTACAGCCGCAGGTACAGAAGGCCAAGTGTTACAAGCATCTAATGCCGGTGTGCCAGGTTTTGGTATGCTTGATGGAGGAACATTCTAACCATTGAAGGATTTGTCATGATTGACCAGAATACATTTATAAACACATATATTGATATTATTGTTAACAGTCTTACTGAACAAATAAAAGCGAATCTGCAACTACAAACACAAGTTAAAGTAAACGAGTTTGTAGTTGCAGATAAAGATCGGACTATTGCCTCTCTTACTGAGCAATTGAATGAAAACAAGATTGCAGAAGATTGGAAAACAAAATATGATGCTGCCGAACAAAACTACTCAAACATATTAAGTAAGCTATCACACATGGATAATCTTCTCAATCAAGTCGGCGAAATGAAAAGAATCATTATCGCAAAAGATGAAGAAATATCCAATCTTCAAAGTGAAATATCTACACTAAAAAATCCAACAAAGCCTGAGCCAAAAGTCATAAATACAAAAGCAAACAAAAAGGTTGAAGGACCTGTGAAAGAAAAAGCAACAATAACAGATGACTTTTAATGGCCAACACAGTAATTGCACTTAAAAAATCAGCAACACCATCAGCCGTACCGTTAGTAGGCAATCTTGCTAACGGTGAATTGGCTATTAACTATGCTGATGGTAAACTGTTCTATAAAGCCGCAAACGGCACAATAGCCACAATCAGTTCTGCAACGAACAGTTTTGGCACAGTCAATGCAAACAATACATTGGTTGTTGCTGATACGCCTGGTGCTATTGTATCGCTAGTTTCTGGTAGTAATATAGATATTGTTGGCGATGCAATTAACGACAAGATTACAATCAATCTTAATGAAAATGTAGTAATTCCAAGTACAGGCACTTTTAAAGTTGCTGCTGTTGGCGGTGACGAAGGCGGTGAAATCAAACTTGCCAATGCTATTACCAATTCTGTTTTGACTGGTGATATTGTTATTGACGTTTATCAAAACAGATTAAGATTTTACGAAAGTGCTGGAACAAATCGCGGCGCTTTCATAAATCTCGCGTCTGCTGCCACTGGCGTTGGAACAGACCTATTAGCAGGAGCATCAGCCACAGATACAGTTGCTAGAAATGCCGCAGGTGCAGCTTTTGACAAAGCTAATACAGCTAACATCACGGCCGATTTGGCATTTAATCATGCGAATGCAGCATTTGCTTCTTCTAATGCCGATTATGCATTTAGCAATTCAGCACACACTATTGCCAATTTGGCTTTCACTCATGCCAACGCTGCTTTCACAACAGCAAATGCTGCTCTTCCTAACACTTCTGGTGTATCTTTTGCTGGCAATCTAAACTTTCCAACTGGTATTGTAGGTATTGGTACAGCAGCACCAACATCTAACTTGCATGTTGCTGGTTCATTATTTGTTGTACAAAATAACTCAGCATCATTAGCGGCAACAGGCGAGATTGCAGAGTTTGCACACAATGCAAACTCTTACACACAAATACACGTTAGGAACGCTAATACAGGCCAAGGCGCATCCGGAGACTTGGTCGTTACAGCAGATACAGGCTCAGACGTTTTAGACTTTATTGATATTGGTATAAACGGAAGTGGTTATTCACAGCCAACTTGGACAATCAATGGACCACGTGACGGATATCTTTACACATCACATGGTAATCTTGCGATTGGTTCTGCCAACGTATTAAGATCGGTAACATTCTTTACAGGTGAAACACTTGCTGCAAATGAGCGTGCCCGTTTTGATCCTTCAGGCAATCTTCTTATTGGTCGTACCGACAGCACAGTAGGTCAAAGTGTCAAGTTAGATGTTGCAGGCGCAATTAACGCTTCTGCGTATCTTACAGGCACAGGACAAGCTGTATTAAACAACGCAACAACTCTAATCAGAACAGGTTATACAGTCAATACGTTTAACGCTGGCGCAAACGTGTCTGCATATGGAACTTGGCAGCCAAATCCATCTAATGGTAACTATCAGGTAGCCACATCAAACGGTGCTGTTACAATCACAACACCTCCTGCAAATTGTGCGATTGATATTCTATTCATCAATGCATCAAACAGAAATCCAGGATCAGTAACATTTACAGGATACAATGTAAGTGCTACACCAGGTTCAACATATGCTGTTACAGCAAACCAAAGATATATACTTTCAATTCGTGAGATAAACAATATCGCAACTTATTCTTGGTATGCAATGCAATGATTATACTTCCTGATAGAAATATTCCCAGAGCTAGAATCCTAATGCCCGTTCCAAAAAAAGAATGGATGGCACCATCTTTAGCTCAACCAAAGGATCAATTTGGCAGAGAAAACAAAACGTTCTTTTGTGTTAGAGGCAGACTTGATGATGGTCACTTGAAGTGGCGCGGAATATTTGATGATAGAGAAGATTTTGATGCTTTTATCTATTCAATCTTTACTAAAAGACTGAAGTATGAAAGAGCTTTGTGGAAACTATCTAGAAACGAATGGCATCCCGATCTTTGTGAAAATCTCAAATATGATTTTGCTACTGAAACAGCACTAACATCTTCGCCAGGCAGCACATTAACATATACCTCACCATCTGATTGGAACAACAGTTCTAATAGTGTAAAATGTTTAGGCGGAGCTGGCGGTGGTGGAGCCGCTCAAGGTGCTAATAGCGTTAGAGCTACTGGCGGCGGTGGCGGCGGTTATGCTGAAACAACAAACTTTACTTTTGCTACGCCAGGAACAACAACAGCGTCTTATTCAGTCGGCGCAGCAGGAACTGGCGTTTTGAATGCTGCCGGTAATGCTGGAGGTAATACATGGTTTAGTGCGACTACTACTCTTATGGGCGGTAGAGGCGGCGGCGGTCAGAGAATTGCATCAAGCACCTCGGCCCTTTCTGGAGGCACTGCTGGAGCTGGATCAGGCAGCGCAGCAACAACAACTTATAGCGGTGGCCGCGGAGGAAATATTTCTGCATTTAGTTCTACTGCTTATCAACAAACGGGCGGTGGCGGTGGCGCAGGACCAAACGGCGCGGGCGGCAATGGCGGCGACAAGACTACGGCGGCCGATCCCGCAAGTGCTGGTGGTACAGGAGACAATGGTACAGGAGGTACCGGTAGCGCAGCAGATAGTTCATTGCCAGGTAATCCAGGAACAGAATGGGGAACAACAGGACTATATGGTTCTGGTGGAGGCGGTGGCGCGGCGTTGACAAGTAACGACGGAGGACTCTATGGTGCTGGTGGCGGAGGCTACTTGAGAGGTGCTACTACGCCTACAGGAGGAGATGGTCAACAAGGACTGATTTATATCATGTACACTCCAGGAACAACGTCTTTAGGCAATTTACCAATGTTAGGAATGTAGGATGTTACAGAAAGTAGGATATTCGCTAATAGATAGTGCAAATATGGAAATTCAGTTTTGGGGTAACACGTTAAGCACTTTTGTTTCAGCACCCGAAAAGATTATTCTTCCTAATGGTAACATTATTGAAGGAACATCACCATATGAACTATTAATTGATGGTTATATGTTAGTTGAGCGTTGGATTGAATCTAATCCGACTACTGACATTGATGTTAAAATTGGTGAAACGATTGAGTTTAGAGAAAACAAAATTGTAGTCGTTTATAACTATGAATTGCCTTCAGTCGATGTAATTAAAGCACATAGAAAAATACAATTGGCCAACAAACGCTGGGAAGTGGAAACTGGCGGATGCTTCATTGATGGTAATGCTTATGCGACAGACAGAGAATCGCAAACAAAGTATACCGCTGTGGCTGTGGCTATATCACAAGCTGATCCAAACACTTGGAGTATTAACTGGAAAACAAACGATGGTCAGTTTGTTGTTCTTAATGCTCAACAAATGATGGCAGTTATCAATATGGTCATGTATCACGTTCAATCCAGCTTTAACAAAGAGTTTGAGTTTATTGAGGCAATTGATGCTTGCACAACAGTCGAAGAGGTCTTAGCGATTGACATTACGATTGGATGGCCATCTAACGTCTACACAATGCCATGAGAAAGTATCTCTGGAACATTCTGATATCGTTCGATCAGCTAGGTAACACTTTATTGGGCGGACATCCTGATGAAACAATATCGTCAAGGTGTGCCAAGGTACTTCAAACTTGCTATACATGCAGACTGTTTTGTTGGATTGCCGATAAGATAGACCCTAATCACTGTGCTAAGTCTATTGAATCAGACGAAGGCAATAAATCATAAATACCTAAAAAGGGGTATATAAATGTCAGTTCCAGCATCCAGAGAGCAGCTAAAAGATTGGTGTTTGCGCCAACTAGGTCATCCTGTCATTGAAATCAACGTGGATGATGACCAAGTTGAAGACCGTATTGACGAAGCTTTCCAATACATTCAGCAGTTCCACTTCGATGGTGTAGAACGCTGGTATCTCAAGCATCAGTTTACACAAGAAAACATTACCAATGGTTGGATTCCAATCACGGACAACATTATAGGCGTGACCAGAATCTTCCCGATTTCATCTTCAAACGCAACTATCAATATGTTTGACTTGCGCTATCAGTTGCGTCTACACGAACTATATGACTTTACCTCTACATCGTATACAAACTACGTTATAACAATGCAGCATATCCGCACTCTTGATATGCTATTCTCGGGCGAAACACCAGTTCGTTTCAACAGACATACTGACAAGCTATACATTGACATGAATTGGGCCACAATATCTCCTGGTGAATGGGCAATCATTGAAGGTTGGATTATCATTGATCCTGACACATATCCTCAAATCTATAATGACCGTATGTTAAAGAAATTGGCCACAGCATACATCAAGCGTCAGTGGGGCAACAATCTTAAAAAGTATCAAGGCATGCAGTTGCCTGGCGGTATCATGATGAACGGACAGCAAATCTATGAAGAAGCCGTTACTGAGATTGCAGAACTAGAACAACTAATTCGCGACACATTTGAAGAACCACCACAGTTTCTTGTAGGATAAAATGGGAACGTCCGTATACTTTAACAACTACTCAGTCGGCGTAATCAATGAGCAGCGCCTTTTAGAAGACTTGATTGTTGAATCCATACAGATTATGGGTCATGACGTTTATTATATTCCAAGAGATTCGTATAATGGCGATGACGAGATATACGGCGAGACAATCAATGCCAGATTTACCAGAGCATATTCTATGGAAATATATCTGGCAAACGTTGAAGGTTATGAAGGCGATGGCGACTTCTTCTCTAAGTTTGGTCTAGAAATTAGAGATACATCTAACTTTATCGTAGCAGCAAGAGCGTTTCAGAAATACGTTCCTACAAATATAGCAGATAGACCGCGCGAGGGTGATTTGTTATATGTACCTGTGATGAGAAAATTGTTTGAAATAAAGTTCGTTGAAGAAGAACTAAACTTCTTCTCTATCGGTAAGCGCAATCCATATATCTACGAAATGCGCTGTGAACTATTCCGCTTCTCTGATGAAAACTTTGACACTGGCGTTGAAGAGATTGATGACGTAGAAAAAGAAGCATCATACACAATTCAGTTGTCTCTAGGCACAGGTACAGGTACTTTCTATGATAACGAGATAGTTTATCAGGGCGCAAACGTAGCAACATCTAACATAAAAGCTACTGTTACAGAATATGATGTTGGCACAAAGAAACTTACACTACATAACATAATGGGCGTATTCTCTACGGCAACGACTATTCGTGGTGTAACTTCTAATGCAGCTTACATTGTCACATCAACAGATACACTCGGTGATTATGTCTTCTATGACGATTACGACAACAAAGATATACAAGACGAGGGTGTATTGTTTATAGACTTATCAGAAATCAATCCATTTGGAATGCCATAATGTTTGGAACACATTTTTACCATAAACTAACAAGAAAATACGTTGTGCTTTTTGGTACAATGTTCAATAACATCACACTTGTCAGAACAAACAAAGACACAGGTGCTGAGATTGAGCGCATGAAAGTTCCTATCACATATGCACCAAAAGAAAAGTATGTATCGCGTCTTCGTGCCGATCCTGACTTGCAGAGACAGATTCAGATTAGACTTCCAAGACTATCGTTCGAGTTGACTGGCCTATCATATGATGCTGCCAGAAAGCAAAACTCCCTTTTGAAGGTTGCCAAATCCAATACAGCAGCGTCAGGCAAATCAACCTATATGCATGTGCCATATGACTTGACGTTTGAACTGAATCTGTATTCAAGAAACATTGATGACGGTACACAGATTATTGAACAGATATTGCCATATTTTGTTCCTGACTATACAGTAACCATTGATCCTGTCAGCAGTCTTGGTGTGCTAAAAGACATTCCTATAATACTCAACTCTGTTCAGTACAACATTGAACACGAAGGTAACTTTGATGCTATACGATTTGTTACATGGTCGCTGAACTTTACAATGAAAGTGGACTACTTTGGTCCAGTCAGCAATCCAAAGATTATTCGTAAGGTCATTGCCAACATATTCAACGATCCTTCGCTTCAGGCAGGTTACATTACAAGAATCAATCTGTCTAGCGGAAACAGCGGAACATATCATCAAGAAGACATTGCCTATCAGGGCGACAGTTACGAATCAGCAAATGCATATGGTGTTGTGCTGAGTTGGTCAGCCAATACAGGAAAACTTGCGCTTGGTGGTGTACAGGGTCAGTTCAAAGTGAACAATACAATTCGAGCGTTGTCTTCAAATGCAAGATTCCAATTAGACAGTTTCGATATCGCACCTCTCAAACTATCTAAAATTACAATTCAACCTGATCCGCTGACAGCAGAGCCAGGTGATGATTATGGATTTACAACTGATATAGAAGAATGGCCTGATATAAATGAGTAAAACAGAAAAAGCATTAAGTGAAGCACTTGGTATTGAACATAACGCAGTAGAGATTATACCAGCAAAGCAAGTTGAAATAATCAATACGCCGCATGAAGATGATGATATCAAGGCAGACTACAATCTATCTCGCAGAACCTTTCGTGATCTAATCAACAAAGGCAATCAAGCTATGGAAAGTTTGACTGATTTGGCCAAAGAATCTGAATCTCCACGCGCGTATGAGGTGCTAGCTACCATGATGCGTACCGTGGCTGATACAACAAAAGACTTGTATGATTTACAGAAGAAGACAAAAGACTTGAGGGGCGAAAAGAAAGAAGAAACAACAGTAACAGTTGAAAAGGCTGTGTTCGTTGGCAGTGCTTCTGATTTACTTAAAAAGATAAAGGAAGAAAAGCAGAGTGAGTAAAGGATACAATAACAATCCAAACTTACCGCGCGAGGACTTCAAACACGCATTTACTCAGCAAGAGATAGACGAGTTTATCAAGTGCGCGGACGATCCCGTATACTTTGCTTGCAAGTATATGCGTATCATCAACGTTGATAGAGGCTTGATGAACTTTGAGATGTGGGACTTTCAGAAAGATATGCTTACCACATTTCACAATAACAGATTCTCTATCTGTAAGCTGCCACGTCAGGTCGGTAAGACAACCACATCTGTTGCATTTCTGCTACACTACATACTCTTTAACGAAAACGTTAACGTAGCTATTCTTGCTAACAAGTCGGCCACTGCCCGCGAAATCATGGGCAGACTTCAGCTTGCGTTTGAGTATCTTCCTCGTTTCCTACAACAGGGCGTAAAAGAGTGGAACAAAGGTTCTATTGAACTGTCTAATGGTTCAAGAGCAGTGGCAGATTCCACATCTGGCTCATCTGTTCGTGGTCGTTCGTTCAATGTTATCTTTCTGGACGAGTTTGCGTTCGTTCCAAACAACATCGCAGAAGCGTTCTTCATGTCTACCTATCCTACGATTTCTTCTGGTAAGACAACTAAGGTTATCATCGTTTCTACACCAAACGGTCTAAACCTCTTCTATCGTATGTGGTCAGAAGCAATTGAAAAGCGCAGCGACTATGTGCCTATTGAGATTCACTGGAGCATGGTACCTGGAAGAGATGAAGCTTGGAAAGAGCAGACTATTCGTAACACTTCGCCAGACCAGTTCCGTCAAGAGTTTGAGTGTGAGTTCATCGGTTCTACAAATACGCTTATTCATCCAGTCAAACTTAGAACGTTGACTTGGACAACACCGATTGAAAACAGCCATCACTTGAAGATATACAATAAACCAGAACCTAAAAGAACTTACTGTATGACGGTAGATGTTGCTGAAGGTCAAGGTCTAGACTATTCTACCTTCTCTATCATAGATGTGTCTCAGATTCCATATAAACTCGTTGCCGTGTATAGGAATAATCAGATTTCGCCAATGCTGTTTCCGACAATCATCGTGCAAACAGCCAAGATATACAACGAAGCTTTCATATTGGTAGAAATTAACTCCATTGGTCTTCAGGTATCGGATATCATACACAATGACTTTGCTTATGAAAATCTCATCAAGGTTGAGATGAAAGGTAAGCAGGGTCAACAGCAAAGTCCTGGTTTCAAGAAAAAAATCGCTTTTGGTCTAAAAACAACAAAGCAAACCAAGATGATTGGATGCACCAATTTAAAGACGCTCATAGAGAGTGACAAGCTATTAATCAATGATGAGCAGACTATTACAGAATTGACTACTTTCTCAGCAGACAAACAGACGTTTAAGGCCGAAGAAGGTAACAATGACGATTTGGTCATGACACTAGTCCACTTTGGCTGGTTGACTGGTCAAAGATATTTCAAAGAAAACATTCAAAACGACATTAGACAAACTCTCCAAAAAGAGATTTTGGACATAATGGATCAAGATATAGCACCTTTCGGTATCATAGATAATGGTATAGACAGACCAGACGAACGAGATGCGGCTGGAGATTTGTGGGTAGAAGATAGAAAAAATCTATACCCATTTGACGATTTGAATAGAGATTGGCGAAACAGACTATAAATACTCGTTTTTCTAAATAATGTAAAGAATGAATTATAATTCTTGTAAAGGAGAAACAATATGCCATTTCAATTGTCACCAGGCGTAAATGTATCTGAGATTGACTTAACAACTATTGTCCCAGCCGTAGGCACAACCGAGGGTGCTTTCGTAGGTAACTTTAACTGGGGACCACTAGAAGAGATCCGTACGATTTCTTCGGAAGTTGAGTTGGTTGATACATTTGGTAAGCCAGATAACAACAATTTCACTGAATTTTTTACCGCTGCAAACTTCTTGGCTTACGCTCGTAACCTCAAGATAGTACGTGCAGCCAACACTGCAACAGCAACAAACGCTTCTATCGGTAACGGTATCCTGATCAAGAATGCTGATGATTATGTTTCCAACTACATCAACATGGAAGCAGCTAACACTGCTGGTATGTTCGCTGCCAAGTATGCTGGTGATCTAGGAAACAGCTTGAAAGTTTCTATGTATGCTAATACAGACTATATCAGCAGAGAAAACTGGAACTCTGCACAGTGGACATATGCCGAACAGTTCAATGGCGCACCAAACACATCTACATTTGCTGCCGCTGTTGGTGGTAGAGGCGACGAACTTCACCTAATTGTTATAGACGAAGACGGTAAGTTCACTGGTGTAGCAAATACCATTTTGGAAAAGTTTGCTTATCTATCAAAGGCCGCTGACGCTGTAACAAGCGACGGTTCATCAAACTACTACGTAAACGTAATCAATGAGCGTTCAAAGTACATCTACATCATCAATCACGCTCAGAGCGTAACATCTAACGTTGCTGAGGGTACAAATTGGGGTGGTAGCGCAATCGGTACAACATTCTCACAGTCAAGTTCTGCATACACAGTATCGCTTTCTGGTGGTACACTAGGTGCAGTAACAGACGCTAATCGTATCACAGCATATGACCGCTTCTCTAATGCAGAAGAAGTAGACATTTCTCTGGTTGTTACTGGCTCTGCTAACTTGGCTGTTGTCCAGCACTGTATTGATAACCTAGCTGAGTATCGTAAGGACTGCGTTGTATTCTGCTCACCAACAAGAGCTAACGTTGTTTCTGTTGGTATTACCGAAGCTTCTAACAACATCATCTCTTACAGAAATGCTATCAACCGCTCAACATCATACGCTGTAATGGACGGTGCTTGGAAGTATCAGTTTGACAAGTACAATAACGTTTATCGTTGGGTACCAATGAACGGCGACATTGCTGGTCTATGCGTAAGAACAGACTTTGAGCGTGACCCATGGTTCTCACCAGCTGGCTTCAATCGTGGCCAGATTAAGAACGTGGTAAAGCTTTCATTCAATCCTGACAAGTCAGACCGCGACGAGCTATACAAGAACGGTGTTAACCCTATCGTTACATTCCGCGGTGAAGGAACAATTCTATATGGCGACAAGACCATGTTGACTCGTCCTTCAGCATTTGACCGCATCAACGTTCGTCGTCTATTCATTGTTCTAGAAAAGGCAATTGCCCGTGCAGCTAAGTACAGCTTGTTCGAATTCAACGATGAGTTTACACGCGCTCAGTTTGTTGCTCTAATTGAACCATACCTACGTGACGTACAAGGTCGTCGCGGCATCTACGACTTCCGCGTAGTTTGCGACGAAACAAACAATACTCCTGAAGTTATCGACCGTAACGAGTTTATTGGTGATATCTACATTAAGCCTGCTCGTTCAATCAACTTTATCCAGTTGAACTTCATCGCAGTAAGAACTGGTGTAGCATTTGAAGAAGTTGTCGGTAAGTTCTAATCGTTAATGTAGCATAAATATTCAAAAGGAGTAAATTAAAATGGCTTCATTTAATGTACAAGAATTTAGAGCCCAGATGACCAGTGATGGTGCAAGACCAAATCTGTTCAACTGTGAACTACCATTCTTAGGTAATCTATTAGGCACCGCCGCAGTCAAGTATAACTTTATGTGTCGTGCCGCTCAGTTGCCTGGTTCCACTGTGAACCAGGTACCTGTTAACTACTTTGGTCGTGAGCTAAAGTTTGCAGGTAATCGCACATTCACTGAATGGACTGTTACCATCATCAACGACGAAGACTTCGTTATTCGTAACGCTTTTGAGTTGTGGATGAGCAGACTAAACTCACACGTGGCCAATCTTCGCACATCAAACTTTGTAAGTCCAGCACAGTATCAGCAGGACGGCATTGTAACTCAGTTCGGTAAGGCAGGCGATGTTATTAAGCTGTATAAGTTTATCGGTTTGTTCCCAATTGATATCACACCAATTGAACTAGATTGGGGCGCAAACGATACAATCGAAGAATATGCAGTAACATTTGCCTATCAGTGGTGGGAATCAGATACAACAGACAGCATCTCAACTTCTGGTGCTCCTTCTGTTGCTCAGAACTTCACACCTCCTATAGCTGGTTAATATATAAGAAGAGGGGAGAAATAATCTTCTCTCCTCTTTTTATCGGAGGACTGTAGGTGGTACAACTTTTTGGCTTTGAAATATCGCGTAAAAAAGGGAAGCAAGATTCTTCTTCTTCCCAAGACGAAACTAACAAAACGTTTGCTTTACCGCAAAACGACGATGGTGCTGTAACTATACAGTCTGGTGCCTACTACGGCACTTATGTTGACCTTGATGGCGTAGTAAGAAATGAGATTGAACTCATCACTCGCTATCGTGAAATGTCTATGCAGCCAGAATTGGAAACTGCCATTGATGAAATCGTTAATGAAGCAATTGTAAATACGGCCAAGGACAAGGCTGTTGAAATGAACATGGACGATTTGAAGCAACCAGAATCTGTCAAGAAGAAGATTAGAGATGAGTTTGATACCGTTCTAAAACTTCTTAACTTTGGTAATATGGGACATGAAATATTCCGTCGCTGGTATGTTGATGGTCGTATGTTCTACCATGTTATCATTGACGAAAAAAGAGCAGGCGATGGTATTCTAGAACTACGATATATTGACCCTCGCCGTATCCGTAAAATCCGCGAAATTCAAAAGACAAAAGACCCCCGCACGACTATTGACGTTATCAAGAAAGTAAACGAGTATTACCTTTACAATGAGCGCGGTATCATTGGCGCACATTCCAATCTAGGCGCTAAGATTGCAACCGATGCTATTATCAATGTCAACTCAGGTCTAATGGACTCAAAGAGAGCGATGGTTCTCTCTTATCTTCACAAAGCCATCAAGCCACTCAATAATCTGAGAATGATTGAAGATGCGACAGTTATATATCGTTTATCACGTGCCCCAGAACGTAGAATATTTTATATTGACGTTGGCAACATGCCCACAATCAAGGCAGAACAATACTTAAAAGATATCATGACTAAGTATCGTAACAAGCTTGTTTACGATAGCACGACTGGTGAAATCAAAGATGACCGCAAGCATCTATCCATGCTTGAAGACTTCTGGCTACCTCGTCGTGAAGGCGGTAAGGGTACAGAAATCACAACTCTACCAGGTGGTCAAAATCTTGGCGAACTAGAAGACGTTAAGTATTTTGAGCGCAAGTTATACAAGGCTCTTGGCGTTCCGATCGGTCGTCTTGAACAGCAACCAGGTGGCGGTATTTTAGGCCGTTCTACTGAAATTACCAGAGAAGAATTGAAGTTTGCTAAGTTTATCGACAGACTTCGTAACAAGTTTGCCACACTGTTTGATGACATTCTCCGCGTTCAGCTTGTATTAAAGAGAATTTGTACCGAAGAAGAATGGAAAGAATTCAAAGAAGATATCTATTACGACTTCAAGAAAGATAACAACTTCGATGAGTTGAAGGAGTCAGAACTCCTTATGAATCGAATTGCCACACTTCAGGCAGTTGATCCGTATGTCGGTCGTTATTACTCAATGCAGTGGGTACGTAAGAACATCCTCATGATGGACGACGAAGACATTGAAGAAATTCAGGCTCAGATAGAAGAAGAAAAAGCCGCTAACACTCCTGTTGATGAAAATGGTAATCCATTACCAACAGATGAAGCGGGCAATCCTTTACCACCAGAAGCGCCTGCTGCGCCGGCGCCTAACTTAGTGCCGCCAACACCACAAGAAACAATGATGCAGCAGTATATGGCACAGCAAGGCGTACCGCCAGAACAGCAACCAGTGCAAGACGGTACAGGTAAAGATACGATGGATCCACTAGAAATGGGTCAGACTAAGAACCGTCAAAGATTTGTTAACGATACCATGGAACCTGTTAGATGAAGAAGTTTGCTGAATATCTTGAAGAGAGTTTAGCCGCCGAAATAAAATCTGAACCTAAAAGCGCGGCAGCTAGACAAGCCCGCAAAATGGGACTTACATATGTTGGTTTCGGTAGATATGCAGACAACAAAGGTCGTGTGGCATATATCGTACATGATGGTCGTCTTGTTCCTTTCAAAGGCCAAGAAGAAGTTGGTAGGATGTATGATAAGGCCGATATGACCAATGATCCTAAAAAATCAAACGAGATTAAGAAACAAGCCGATGGCTATGTTAAAGTATCTAATAAGCGTTATAACGAAGACCAAAAAATACTAGCACAAAAAGAAAAAGAAATAATCAAAACAGCCAACCAGCTGGGTTCTTTTTATAGACCTGAGATGTTTGATGATGTGGAACTTGATGCTATTCAAAGCTATACAAGCGATGCATTTACACAAATCAATAGGTACTTGTATAAGGGTCATGATGAAGGCACAGATGCGAATACAGCAGACTTTATTGGACAAATGATAGATAATCTAGATTCTGCATTTGATGAAACACAAGCACCTTTTCCGTTTACTGTGTATAGCGGTCTGTCTGGCAGATATAAAGCAGATAAGATAAAGCCAGGTCAAGAATATATTTTCAGAGGCTTTCTATCAACATCTCTATCTCATGACGTTGCGATTAGTGGTTTTACAGACAGTTCGGAAGCAGTTGTATTACAGATTGAAGTAAACAAGGGACAGAAGGCAATATACGTAGACAGCATATCTTCGGTAGACGGAGAGCTAGAAACAATATTACCAAGAGGATCAAAAATCAAAGTCGTCTCTGGTCCACATCCTTTACCGATGGATGCCATACGTGACGATGAAGAGGGTCAGTCAAGAATACAACTGTTTCATTGTACCCTCATACAAGATTTATAAATATACTAAACGTTTAGGAGAATAAAATGTCAGTAAACAAAGCACTTGATAGTATTTTGGAAAATAGACTTGACGAAATGCGTACTAACTTTTCCAATGCTCTTTCTACAAAGGCTGTTGAAAAGCTAGAAGAGCGCAAGATTGAGATTGCACAGGCTTACTTCGGACAAATGCAAGAAGAAGTAGAAGAGCTTGATGAGATTGCCGATACTAAAAGGGGCAAAGAAGCCGTAAGACTAGCTGTTCATCGCGCAGATGCCACAGCAGTTGATTCTGCTATCAATCCTCCAAGAAGCAAGAAGGGTAAGAGAGAAGCCAAGAATGCTATGAAGACAATTGATCGTGGCATCGCTGTTCATAAGAAGCAGGGTGGCGTTCTAGATTCATATCTAAAAAGAGCTTACAGCGTAAAGGAATAAACGATGAAGAGTATCAAAGACCTGCGTGAGAATTACAATCTCATTACTGAGAAAGAAGAACACGACATGAATAAGCTTACTCAGCTTGTTCGTGCAGGTCTATTTGATGCTAAGAAACTTTCTGCACTAAAACGTGCCATGGACAAACCAGCAGACAAGATGACAGCGCAAGAAAAGCGCATGATGATTAATCTATTGGATGCTCTTATGGCCGAAGTTCTTTCTGATAAAATGGTATACAGAAAGATTAAACAAGATGTAATGAAAGAAGCAAAAGACTACTATGCAACTCCTGATCCAAGAGTTCAGCGAGTAGGATATCCGTCTCAGAAAGAAGCACCTTCTGTTCTCTTGTTAAAGCGCAAAGCTATTCGTGTATTTCCAGACGGACAGAAAGTTGCTTTGTACTACGCACAGGCCATAGATAAGTACGTTTCTATTCCTTACAATGAAATTGGAATTAACGAAGAAGTAGAGTTAGATGAGAATGCGGGTCTAATTTTAAAGGGTGGTTTAGCTGCTGGTCGTGCTGCTCTTAAATATGGATCAAAGTATGCAGACGATGCAGGAAAAGCCATCGGTAAAATTTTTAGAAAGTCAGCAGATAAAGTAGATGATGTCGCAAAAGTTACAGGTAAAGCTAAACCTAAACCTAAAGTTCCTAAACCAAAATCAGGTAAACCAACTAAGCCAAAAGGTAAAAATCCGCCTAAAGGCAAAGACGGTAAAGGTGGTAGAGTAGGCACAGCAACAGCCGCAGCAGGCGGCGCAGCAGCTGGCGTAGCATCAAGTGGTGGTGGATCAGGCGGTGGTGATACAGAACCAAAGTATTTTACACCAATGTCGGCTAAACTTCAAGCCAATCTATCTAAGGCCGAACGTGTTGGTGGATCAGAAGATGCTTATAGAAAAAGAATTGAAATAGCAAACAGAAAATCCGCTGAAGCAATGTCTAGGCAAACAAACGAATCTGTCAATTTAGATGGAAATATGTTTGAGCTAAATAATAAAGAAGCAGAAAAAGTAGTTGCTCTTTATGAATCTCTTAACAAAACAAACAAGAAGAAAATGGTTAAGATGATGAATGAAAGCTCAGAAGGTTTAGAAAAAGTAATATCATTCGCGGTAAGGCAGTAATATGGCAAATATACTAAAAGGACAAAGAATAATTGACAGTAACAAGAGAACGTTAATCAAATACGTTTTCTTGTCAGATGGTACAGCAGAGGCTAACAGCACTCTTGTAGATGCTTCTTCTTTGGCATTTGCATTGAATACCAACGGCTACATAATGTCATCTAATGTCGATCCAAAGACTAGTTACAGAACAACAATCAAGCGCATCTTTGGTAATGCAAAGGTAAACAGTTATGTTACATTGCAGTGGGCAGGCACATCTAATGCAGAAATTGCCACCATCGGTTCTGGATCATTTGATTATGATTTCCAAAGCATGGGCGATGGCGCTGTAATTCCAATGTCAAGTGATGCTACTACAGGAGATATCCTGTTTAGTATCAACAATAACAAAAATAACGATGCTTTCACATTGTTCTTGGATCTAAGAAAGAACAACGAAGACTTTGATGCAGGACAAACTGCTGATCCGTATGCATTCAACAGAAAAGGTCCGTTTCCATGAGCAATCTAATTAATTCAATTGTTGGTAAGAACTTTGTTGAAGCTGATTCTATTCTATCGGAAACAGTTGAATTGATTATGGCTAGAAAGCTAGAAGAAGCTAAGAAGATGTGCGCTGCTAAGATGACCGAACAGCAAGGTCATGTTATGAACAGACGCGCCGCAAAGCTTCGTGTAATGGATATCGCAGAGTTAGATGTTTCTAGGGAAAAACCAGAAACCAAAGATGTAGAAAATCGTAATGCTGAAAGTCAATCTTGGCCAATCGGTCCAGTAGATATGAACTATGCTAAAGATGTGAAAAAGTCTGGTGAAACCGTAGTAAACAAATCTACATCATCGACAAGAGAGACAGTTATTCCAAAGAATAACCTCAAAGAAGAAGAGTTAAATGAATCAGAAGGATATGCTGTTAAGCTAAAAAATGGTTTATCAAAGGCTTCTAATGGCAAGACATGGTGGCACACAAGCAAAGAAGGTGCTAGGAAGAGAAACGAAAGTTCACACGGCGGCGAAGGTAAAGTTGTAAAAGTAAAATTGGAACCCGATCAATATGCATACAATGGCCACACTGTGAAAGAAGAAACAGAAGAGCAGCTAAACGAAGCAAGAGTTAAGATTATCAAGGCTCGTATTCGTGGCGGTAAAATCCAACGCCGCAAGAAAGTATCAAACGTTCCAGGAATGACATTGCGTGGCGGTAAGCTTCAGCGTATGTCTCCAGTAGAACGCAGACGCCGTAAGATGGGCGCAAGAAAAGCAAAAATTAAGCGCAGAACAACAATGAACAGAGCATTGATGAAGCGTCAAAGATCGTTAAGAAAAAGGAAGGCTTTAGGACTATGAAGCTTATTAAGGAAGAAGTAAACGAAATCAGTTTTCTTACAGAGATGAACGAGAAGACTGGTCAGAAAGAAATGTTCATTGAAGGTATCTTCATGCAGGCCGAAACAAAGAATCGTAACGGCCGCGTATATCCTTTCGATGTTCTAAGCAGAGAAGTAGAAAGATATAATAATGAATATGTGAGTAAGAATAGAGCATTCGGTGAGCTAGGTCATCCTGACTCTCCTACCATTAATTTGGATCGTGTATCTCACATGATTACCAAGCTTTATCCAGATGGCAATAACATCATGGGTAAGGCAAAGATTATGGATACTCCTAACGGAAAGATTGTGAAGAGTTTACTAGACGGTGGTGCTAGTTTGGGCGTGTCAACTAGAGGCGTAGGGTCTCTAAAACCCGCTAACGGATATCAACTTGTTCAGGACGATTTTAAGTTGGCCACAGCGGCCGATATCGTTGCTGATCCATCTGCTCCAAATGCTTTCGTACAGGGCATTATGGAAAATGCAGAATGGATTCTGACAGAAAATGGTTGGCAAGAAGTCCATCTTGATCGTGCTAAAAAGATGATCAGAGAAGCTTCAAAAGATGAAATTGAGAACGTAGCACTACGTCTCTTTGAAAACTTTATATCAAAACTTTAAAAATTATAAATAACTTAGAAACAAGGAGTATACTCATATGGGTAAGTCATTAACAGAAGTAGCAAAGGCAATCTTGATGAATGAATCAAACGATTCAGCACCAGATGCTGGCGCTAAGTCTTCAAATCCAAATATGGCAACTTTGAAGCCAGGTGGCGGTGCTAAGGGTGGTGTTGAACCATCTCCTATGAGCAATCAGGCCGCTCTAGTTGCTGATGCACCAAAGAAGCCAGGTGAAGGCGATAACGTTGGTGCCAAGGCAGCTACAATGAAGCAGGATACATCTCAGGCTTCTCCTTCACGCAAGGGCGCTGTTCCAGCTATGCCTGCTCAGAAGGAAGTAATGGAAGAGGATCTAGAACAGGATGATGAAGTTCTAGAAGAAGCCAAGATGAAGGAAAAAGAAGAAGATAAAGAGGACATGGACGAAGAAGTTGAAATGACAGAAGAACTTCAGGCTTTCATTGATGAAATGATTGAAGAAGGTTATGACGAAGAAGAAATCGTTGCTGCCATTGAAGAAAACTTTGAGTTTGTAACCGAAGAAACCGAAGAAGAAACTCCAGTAGAGTACGACTACGAAGTAGACATGAATGAAGACATTCAGGCTCTATTTGCTGGCGAAGAACTTTCAGAAGAGTTTATGCAAAAGGCTGTAACAATCTTCGAAGCTGCCGTAAAGGCCAAGATGCAGTCTGAAATTGCTCGTCTAGAAGAAGCATATGCAGCTACACTAGAACAGGAAGTAGAAACAATCAAGGAAGAACTATCTAACAACGTTGACGATTATCTAAACTACGTTGTAGAGCAGTGGGTTTCCGACAACGAAGTTGCTATCGAAGCAGGTCTTCGTTCAGAACTAACAGAAGATTTCATTTCAGGTCTTCGTCAACTATTCGCCGAACACTACATTGACATTCCAGAGGATAAGATTTCTGTAATTGAAGAGCTAGGTTCAAAGGTTGAAGAACTGGAATCTAAGCTAAATGAAGAAATCGAACGTAATGTAGAACTTACAAACATTCTTTCCGAAAGCGTAAAGAATGAAATCATGCATAACATGACAGAAGGATTGACAGCAACTCAGGCTGAAAAGCTCAAGTCTCTTGCTGAAAACGTGGATTTTGTCGATGCTGATTCTTATACAACAAAGATTCAGACATTGCGTGAAAGCTATTTCCCATCAGGAGTTAAGTCTCAGACCGAACTGGACAGAATTGAACCAGGCACAGAAGGTCAGACAATGATTGCTGAGGATGTAAATAATCCCATGAGCAAGTACATTCGCGCTCTTGGTAAAACTCTTCCAAACTAATGGAATATTATAAATAATACTAAGATATCTCAAAAGGAGAATTTAAATGTATCTTACAGAACAATTAGAACAGAAGTGGTCACCAGTCCTTGACCACGAAGGTGCCGGCAAGATCACAAACGCATACAAGCGCGCAGTCACAGCTATCGTTCTTGAAAACCAAGAGAGAGCTATGGCAGAAGAAGCTCGTATGCTTAACGAAGCTGCTCCAACAAACGCAACTGGTTCTGGCGTTCAGAACTACGATCCAATTCTTATCTCTTTGGTTCGTCGTTCTCTACCAAAGCTGATTGCTTATGACGTTTGCGGCGTACAGCCAATGACAGGTCCAACAGGACTTATCTTCGCTATGCGTTCACGTTACAATGCTCAGAACGGCACAGAAGCTTTCTTCAACGAAGCTAATACTCGCTTTACATCATCTAACAAGGCTGGTTCAACAGTTGGTGGTTCACTACAAACAGGTACAGATCCAGTATCTAACGTACTAAACTCTGCACTATATACAACAGCTAACGGTATGGCAACCAGTGATGCCGAAGCCCTTGGCGATTCAGGTTCAAACCTATTCGCTGAAATGGCTTTCAGCATTGAAAAGGTAACTGTAACAGCCCGCTCACGCGCTCTAAAGGCTGAGTACACAATGGAACTTGCTCAGGATCTTAAGGCTGTTCACGGTCTAGACGCTGAGACAGAGTTGGCAAACATTCTGTCAACAGAAATCCTAGCTGAAATCAATCGTGAAGTTATTCGTACAATCTACGAACAGGCTGTTGTTGGTGCTGCTTACGGTACAACCACTTCTGGCACATTCGATCTTGACACAGACTCAAACGGCCGTTGGTCAGTTGAGAAGTTCAAGGGTCTTATCTTCCAGATCGAACGTGAATGTAATGCGATTGCGAAGGCAACTCGTCGTGGGAAGGGTAACACCCTAATCGTTTCTTCTGACGTTGCTTCTGCTCTTGCTATGGCTGGTGTTCTTGACTATACACCTGCTCTTTCTGCTAACCTAGAAGTTGACGATACAGGCAACACATTCGCTGGTGTTATGCACGGCCGTGTGAAGGTCTACATCGACCCATACTTCGGTGGCTCTGCTTCTGGTAACGAACTAGTTCTAGTTGGTTATAAGGGTACTTCTCCTTATGACGCTGGCTTGTTCTACTGCCCATACGTTCCTCTCCAGATGGTTCGCGCTATCGGTCAGGATACCTTCCAGCCAAAGATTGGCTTCAAGACACGTTACGGTATGGTAGCAAACCCATTTGCTCAGGGTACAGATGCTGGTCTTGGTGTTCTTACACCACGTACCAACAACTACTATCGTATCTTCCGCGTTCGCAACCTTATGTAATCATAAGCGCCAAACGCGCGAGACAAGATTGGGGCAGCAGAAATGCTGCCCTTTTCTTTTATAAATAGTGGTAAGAGGATACTTCAATGACAACAGAATCTTTTCTAACAACTATACCGCAGAACACAAACTTTCTGCAATCGACAAAATACACATTCATTGTACCTAATTTGCCTTTTGCCAGATACTTCTGTCAGAGCGTAAATCTTCCTGGCGTAACTTCCAATGAAGTCGAAGTTCCTACTCCTTTCTCTAACACATTTCGTCATCCAACAAAAATGTCATTTGAAGCATTCTCAATATCGTTTCTCATTGACGAAGATATCAAAGTGTGGGAAGAAACATACAAGTGGATAGTTTCTCTCACTCGTCCTGAAAGCTATAAGCAATATGTGAGAAGTAAAGACAAAGAGGCTTCTCCATATCAAGATGGCGTTCTAACTCTAAACACAAATGCAAACATTCCTAATCTAAGAATCAAGTTTAAAAATGTTTTTCCTGTGACACTAAGCGGTATACAATTTGGCGCGATGAACTCTGCGGATACTACACCTACGGCCGATCTAACATTTCGCTACGATTTGTTTGAAATTGAAAGATTGTAGTTGACATTTATTTAAAGTCGTAGTATAGTAATATACATTTTTTGTAATGGAGACATGATGAAGCCGCCAGTGAACATTGAATCGCTCATGGAAGAATGGTCTAACGATTCTGGTTATGACGAAACTGAACCTCAAAAGGCCATGGCTAACATTCCCAAGTTACATGCAAAGTATCTGCGTATAATGACACATCATAACTTGATTGTCAAGAAGCTTTCTGCTGAGTACAATTCAAGGCGCAAGATCAAGTGGGAATACTACAGCGGTGATTTGAACAACCCAGAAGACCTTGAGAAGTATGGACTTGAACCAATGATGAAGAAGGTTCTACGCGCAGACCTCTCACACTATTTGGATTCTGATACCGAACTAAATAATATACTATTGAAAAAAGTTATGCATGAGGAAATTGTAGATTTCTGTAAATCTGTTCTCAAGGAACTAAATAACAGAACTTTCCAAATCAAAGCATACATGGATTGGGAACGATTTATAGGTGGACAGTAAGACAACTGAAGCATTATCAAAAGCTCTTGAAATAGAATGTGATGTTGAGATAGATTATTCTGACTGCATCCTATTTGATCCTATTACAAATAGAGAAGAAGCTATTAAACGCAATGCTGAAATAGTTGAGTGTGATAAGTGTGGAGTTAAAGGTAATAGACCCAACATGATGAGGTGGCATTTTGATAATTGTAAAGTGATTTTACGGTCATGTAAACAATGTGGGAATACTATACCAAGACAAGATATCAAAGACTATTTATACGATCAAAAAATATATTGTAATAGAAAGTGTTATATGAAATCTAAATTAGGAAAACCTTTGCCGCCTCAAGTGAGATATTATGGAAAACAAACTAATCATTCGTAATATAAATGAGGCTTATGTTACAATAATTTGTAATGATGGTATATCTTGGGAACTAAGAGAAGCATTTACTTTTAAAGTTCCTGGTGCAGAATTTACTCCACAATATAGGGCAAGACTTTGGGACGGCCGCATAAGATTGTGGAACACACAGACAAAGCAGTTATATAGAGGACTTGTTCCATACATAGCTAAATTCTGTGAAGAAAGAAACTATGAGTGGGACTATGAGAATGAAGACTATGATGAAGAGTTTTCGCTATTAGAAGCAAAAGAGTTTGTAGATAAGATAGGTCCAAAACATGCTCCAAGAGATTATCAGTTGGATGCATTCGTTCATGCCGTTCGTACAAGACGTAGTTTACTACTCAGCCCCACTGCAAGTGGTAAGTCTCTTATTATTTATCTTCTATGTCGTTTTCTCGAATATAGAGATTTGAAGAAGGGGTTGATAATCGTACCGACTGTTTCTCTTGTAGAACAGTTGACAAGCGATTTCAAAGACTACTCTGAAACGAATGATTGGAACGTCAGCGATAACATACACAAAATCTATCAGGGTCAGGAAAAAGATACAGATAAGTTCCTGACTATCTCAACTTGGCAGTCTTTATACAAGATGCCAAAACAATGGTTCGCGCAGTTTGATTTCGTGATTGGTGATGAAGCACACCAGTTCAAAGCTAAGTCTCTTACAGACATTATGACAGGACTAACAAATGCAAAGTATAGAATTGGAACAACTGGTACTTTGGATGGAACGAAGACCCACAGATTGGTTTTGGAGGGCTTATTTGGATCCGTTAGAAAAGTTATCACAACGAAAGAACTTATGGACGCGAAGCACTTGGCTGACTTCCAAATCAAGTGCTTACTACTTCGACATTCTGAATCAATCTGTCAAGCCGCTAAAGGATTTACTTATCAGCAGGAAATCGAGTACCTCATCCTCAACGACAGCCGTAACAGATTCATTGCTAATCTCGCGGCTTCTCTTGATGGGAACACACTCGTCTTATTCCAGTACGTTGATAAGCATGGACGACTACTACATAAACTGATTAGTGACAAACTCGGACCCGACCGTAAAGTATTCTTTGTAAGTGGAGAAACAGATGTTGACATACGCGAAAACATTCGTAAGATCGTTGAACAGGAAACGCAGGCTATTATTGTTGCTAGTTTTGGTACTTTTAGCACTGGCATCAATATTAGAAATCTGCACAACATTAT